GACATTAAAGTTTCAATTTGTGATTGATACTCTGACTCTTTAGCTGATAGTTTTTCAGACCAGCTTTTATCAAGAGATTCAATATCGCCATTTGTACGCGCCGCTTCCTCTGCTGCTTTGGCTTTTGCTTCCTCTGCCTCTTTTGCTTTCTGTTTGGCAGTTTTTGCCTCTGATAGCAATTCGTCAAGCTTGGTTTTCATCCCGGTTGTTTCTTCTTCAACCTTTGCTGAAATTAAGCCACCAACTTGTTCATTAAGTTGCTTTTGTACGTCTTCTGGTATTTCTGTGTTTTCAAAGTTTAACATGTAAGCCCCTAGCTCAGTTATGCAGACAACCACTAGCTGTCAAGTTAATTATACACCCGTTTGAGTTTGTTTCAAACGGTCTGCAATCTCTTTATTTTTCCTTGCCATTTCATCGAGTGTAATAGGCTCATTGAGGTTGTTTCTTGATGCCTTTCTGTACTCGTCGGCAGTTAAACCTGAGTTTCTTAAAAGGTCACCTCTGGTTGGCCCTATCAATTCGTTTTGGAATTGTGCAGACTGCCTCTTTAACCAATCGAATCCACCGGCCGGAATTTCTGTTCCGCCTGTGAAATATGGAATCATGGTCGTGCGACAATTAAAATGAAATGGCGGTTTAGGTTGGTAGTTTTCAGTCCATAGGATAACTGTGCCATTCCAACCCAAACATATATCAGACGTTCTAGAATCTAATACTGCACTTAATACATAACCATCAGTGCCACCAGCTTTAAACGCAACCGTCTTTGATTGACTTTCCATAGCCTTTCTAGTGGTTCTAACATAGCTATGAAAGTTTCTTTTAGCAGTAGCAATGTAACCATCTTGAAACTTATTCCTGTTTGTTCCCGTAATAGACACCCGCGTTTGTGTTATGTCTTGCCCTTCTGTGTAACCACCCAACACAAAGTTTTTAATTTGGTCAACTGTTGCCTTTGGGTAGTTATTAAACTTTTTTACAGTATCCTCTGCACTCCCTTGAATACCAACTAACACCAAAGAGTTTCGATAGTTTCTAATTGCCTTGTCAACTAGCGTACTTAATGCACCAGCTAAAGCGCCAAGTTCGGCAGCTTCAAACAATCTATTTTGGAACTCTATTTCTTGCTCTGCCAGTTCTAAAGTTGCCTGCTCTTGCTCTGCTACCGCTTCCTCTAAAATGGGCGTTAATAGTTCATCAATCCTATCATTTAAAGCGTTAGCTTCTGCCTTGGTTGATATGTCTTCAAACTCACTGAAAGCTTGTCTAATCGCTTTAATGATTAAAGGCTCTATATCTTCCCACTTGTTTGCGTAAAAGCTACTGATCTTATTAAGATAGATTTCGTGAGATAATTCGGCTTCTGTTAACTCGTCCATTATACGGTAGGCTCACTAGTTTCAATATCATCTAAAATATCTTCATTACTTCGATTCTCGTCCAGCATTCCAGATTTACGCATCATGTTTAACAAATCACCTTGAGCAAACATACCTTGTTGTACACCATTCATCCATGCTGTTAAATCTTGGGCCGTCATAGACTCGAAAATAAAGTTAGTATTTAGTTCGAATATAAATTCGGGATCATCATTGCCATCCTCAAATAATGAGCACCAACGAATACAATCTGAATAAGCCTCGTTTTCATTAGATACAATAATAGATAATTGAGAAGTTTCGGCACCGTAATTAATACGTGTTGCTTCTGCCGTCTGATTCTGTGAAGGTGTAGCCAATCTAGCACCCAATTGAACCATCATGCTTTCTTTCTGCTCCATGTTGGACTTAGGTAGATTATTAGGCTCTGCTTGCAACAGAATGGAACCATCACCTTGACCTAAAATAATAGCTGAACGGGAGCCAATAGAAATACCGCAAGGATTGTTTTGCGTAAGCTCTTCTGTTGATTGCTCGGTAGACAATACTAGCGTAGGCTGACCAACGATAAAACTAGATTCTTCATTATCGGCGCTGTTTCTGTAATGCGATAGATTGACATTAGACAAGTCATACATAGGAGGTTCGTCTATTGTGTAGTCATTATCTTTTGAGCCAACAAACTTAAACGGGATTTCAGTTAATAACTGTCCGTTAGCATCTCTTGGTTGAAACTCTTGCGTTTGGCCTATCTCGGTTTCATTTAACTTATTAGAGGTTAGATTCATTGTGACTACATTGTAATAACCTTCATCATCCAACCATAACACTCGGTAATTGTCATAAAGTTCAGTATTGTAAAACTCATCTTGGTTTTCGTTTCGCTCTCTAAGCACAACCAAGCAAAGTTTATTTGCGGCACCAATCTTTTTAACTCGCCAGTTGATAATGTCTTGAGCTTCGTAACGAATAATGTACGGTCTAATCTCGCCCTGTTGTCGTTGAGATAAAGTAACAGGCCCATCTGTAGCCGGATAGTCAACCAACAAACCGTGTCTACCTTTCTTTACATTTTCCTCTACGCTACCCCTAGCGTGTTGGTCTAGCCCTAAGCCATTACCATCGGCGTTAGTTTCTAGGTATTGCAAATTATCGGGTAATTCAATCTTGGTGGGCTTTGAGAATACGGCACCGACCAGGGCGGCCAATGTTCTACCTGTGGCGTTCATATACAAAGCTCTAAATAGGTATTGGTTATATCTAACTGCGTTTTCTGGGCTTGTATCTGCTGCGTTTGGGATTGGTAGGTACTTTTCTCTTTTTGCTTTCACCCATTTCTCCCCCTTAACACAGTCGTCAATTTGGTCCCAAACATCTTTGTATTCTTCATACTCAAAATGTTCTGTTGTTACACTTACATCATAAATCATATTGCAAACCCTACTTTTACCTTTCTAGCTGGCTTGTTTATTTTGTAATCATAACTTATAAAGTAGCCTGCCGCATCATTGCCGTGGTCGTTATCTTTTGTTTTGTCTGGTTCGCCCTTGTCATTATACGCCTGTTGCTCTAGGCATTTTGTATACTCTGGACAAAGCTTAGTGTTAATAAAGTATTTTCTTTCACCAAGCTTATTACAAAACATCGAATTCATATTATTAACTCTGTCCCTAACATATGGGTTTGAGTCTTTGGCCCTAACTCTAAAGCCTGCTTTTTTCAATAAGCTTATATCAGTCTCACTCGCCCCAACTGTCTTTCTGTTTTTGCCTGAGGCGTCAGGATAAACATAAATATTATGGTCAGGAAATTTACTTTCTATATCACTTATCATTGCTGGAGTATCAAACAGACCCATTATCTCACCGACTGCATGAGGCAAACCCTTTCTTTTAACATGAATAACAGCAGCCATTTTACCAACATTGAAGTCCATCCCTATATGCAAATCTTCACCGGCTTTAATTGTTTCAGTAGAATTGTTAAGAATGCGGTTAAAGTTTCTGTAAACCGTTCCGCTTGTTAAGTTAACGAATTCACCCATTACATAAGCGTTTGCCAAATCCTCTGAATAAGTCTCATAAAGTGAGTCTATATAATCATCAGGTAAATATTCTTGATTCTCGAATGTCGAAGCCTGAACCATCGAGTACTTTTCTGTCGGCTCGTCTGCAAACTTGTTATAAACAAATAAAAAACCCTCCGGTGTTGTTGTTACACCTATCGAGTTTTCCACACCATCAATTTTAAGCCTTAAACGTGCGATTATTTTGTTCCATGCCTTTTCCGCTTTCTCTGGCTTTAATACGTCTATTTCGTCAACTAGGGCTCTAGATATTTTAAAACCAACTATATTCTCGGGCTTATCCATTGATCGACAAATAACAGTGCCGTAATAGAATCCATTTCTGTAAACGTGGACTTCTTTATTGGCCTCTCTAATGGTTACAGTAAAACCCATCATCTCAGCAGCTTCTTCGAAGGTTGGGTAAAATATATCTCTAATAGCTGGAAAACTTAAACCAAAATAACCCTGTCTTGTTCCTGGGTGTTTACCAAAGAAGTTAAGTAAATCTATACAGCCTATAAACGTTTTACCAGAACCAAAGCCGCCAACATAAGATCTAAACTTTGTGTTTAGCCCATTTAAAAATATGTTTTGAGAAGCGCTAAGTTTTAGCATTGGTTGTTCTAACCTCTTTGACCGGCTGAGCAACTTCAAATGTAATATTCATTGGTTGAGCTTCGCCTTGGTTTCGGTCTAGGTCTTTAACTTTGTATCGTTTTGCGGCTAGCCTTTCAGCATCCCATTCAATGGCTCGTATTCTTTCTTTTACTAGATTGGCGTATACATTTGCGTTTACACCCTCTGGCAATGTCATGATATCTGTCATCGCTTCATCTAATATTTGATGCCTTTCCTCTGCCTTGAAATGCGTTCTAGCCTCTAGTGCCTGTGCATATTGGTATGAAAACTCTTGGTCCCTAGCTAGCCAAGATATTAATGTTTGACGATGTGGCATATCTTCCATTTCACATATACTGCGAACGGAGTTGCCCTCAATGATTAGATTGCAGACTTTATCACAAACCTTTTTAGTTATTTGAGATGGTCTGCCTACTTTCTTTTTTGCCACTATCAGCCCTGCCTTTAGTGATTATGCAACCCAATTGCATAAATTTAGATTAAAACCCCGCATATTTTATCACTCTGTGAATATGTATACAGAATTAATGAATTAACAATCTCTATTTCCCGCTTTTACTCTAGTACTGCAATTAAACTCTAATGGGTCTGGGGTAGTTGCATTAATGAGTATTACGTAAGTTTGACCCGGTGTAACATCTAGGTTAGTAAAGGTGTTTCTGTATATGCCGTCGCTGTCCGTTACATAAAACAAGCTAGCGGGGAAGTCAGTAATACTTGCCCCTGTGTTATCTTGTATGTCGATAGTTACTGTTGCGTTATTGACGTAAATTGGATCTGTCAATGGGTTAGTAACTTGGTGCTCAAATACTATAGAGTTATTTGGGCTAAGTTCGGCATTGCAACTCATGCTAAGTAATCCTTTTGGGTTACTGTGTCTAGGCTGACTTTTTGCGGTTTAATGTTGCGCTCTTTAACCTCACCCGTGGCAACGTTTTTTGCCCAACCCATATCAATGTAAGCTCTAGCTAAGTCATCTGGCCTAGTAACAATATCACCCTTGGCCAATATGGTAGAACCTTCTTTTATTTGTTCTTCTAGAATTTCAATCTGAATCATTGTTATGTCGCCTGTTGAATTTCGTGTGCAAATGCTGATGTGTCTACAGTGCCGCCAGCAGTTAAAGCCTGGCTTGTTGTAGTGGTAACAAGTCTCAAGGTTGTATCGCCTGCTGTGGTTGCTGCTGCGTGTGTTGCTGTGCCTGTATTATCAATTGTAGCGCCCGTTAATGCAGCTAGTGTGTTTTTTCGACCTGATACGTCACCATTGGCCTTAGTGTAATCACCGCCAGTAACAGTAAACGTGGCAAGTTGAAAGGTTGTTGTTGCTTCTGTGTAAGTTGTAGGTTGTGCGCTACAAATATGCAATTGATCGCCCTCTGCTAAATCTAGCATTGAGTCAATAATTCCTAGTGGAATGTCTTTAGCCATTGTTTTATCCTAGAATATTGGTGTTACCGTCTAATGCATTATAAACCATAATATCACCGTTTAAAGCATTCCTAGCTATTAGGTTTCCATCTAAAGCGTAAAATATGGTTAATTGACCTTCTAAATATCCTATCACAACACCACCAAAGTTTATACTTTCTAGTAATTGTGATTGCGAAAGCGAGTCTATTTGTATAACGCTGGTTTGTAATAGTGTTACGTTATCTATCGATTGGTCTTGTGAAATATTGTTTATATTTACTATTTCGGTAACTAAAGACAAGTCTATATTTTCTAACGTTTGCACCTGTGACAAGTTTTGCACCGTTATCGGCGTTCCTGTCTGTAGCGTTATGTTTTCTACAAACTGTAATTGGTCGAGCCTATTTAAAAATAGAATATTGGCTTGCGTTAACTCTATATTTTCAATTGTTTGGCCTTGAGAAAGTCCGTTTATATCAACCTCACCGGCAATTGTTAGTGTAACGTTATCTAGCGTTTGAATCTGTGACAATCCATTTAAAGCCATAATGTTGTTTTGGGTTAACGTTACATTATCAATTGTTTGTGATTGGGATAGGCTTTGCACTGTTACAGAGATACCAGTTGTAGACTGTACAAAAGCGCCTATTCCATTTGTATCTAAAACGCTGCCGGATTGGATTCTGTAGTCACCACTTCCTAGCGGGTCTGGATCAACAAAATTATCTGCTACAACAATATTTGGAAATGCTGTTGCGGTTCCATCTTCTGATGCACAGTTAGTGTTGGAACCACCATTGAAAGAACTTGTGTTTAATGCAACTGATACAGTATCGAAGCTTTGAGACGAGTTAATAGCACCCATTGTGCTACTAGATGCACTGAAAAAGTTACAACGGTTAAATGTGGAGCTTGCACCGTTAGAAATAGCATTGGTTGTTGCTGTTGTTGCTATAACAGAATCGTTAAACGTGAAATTGCCTAGCCAGGTTCTTTTGTTACCCTCTGTTTTTATTAGGGCGTTTAATATGGTAAACGTTCCTGTTCCCGAGTTCTCTAGGGTTCTATCGGTTCCGCTACCGCCAGTGTAATAAATTTCTAGGCCATCAATCTCGAAGTTGGTTGATAAAACAAAGTCAATAGCTCTTGTTCCGTTAGAGGTTGTTAAGCCACATAGTTGTCTTTCTGTTCCATCAAACGCATCTGTAGAATCGAATGGTTCTAATCTGCCGCCTTGAGGCCATGTTCCGTTTAGAATTAAAGATGTTGAACCCTGATCGAAAAAACCATCAACACGGCCAACCGTAGGAGCACCGTAATCACTAGACTGTTCTGCCGCTTCCCATGCAATTATTGATGTGTAATCACCGGTTCCATCGGCTCTGATGATGGCGTTTTGTGGCATGAATTACCTATACACTATTTGGGAATTTAAATAATCTAACGTGGTTGTGCACTGAGCGTAATTAACCAAATCTTGATAATGGGGTGAGGTTTCATCTTGGTTTGCAATGTAACAAACTTTATTTCCATCATCATCGGTTTCTAATAGGTGCTGGAGCTCTGATGGGTCACAGTTGACATTGACAATAACAAATTCATTCGGCCAAACTTCGCCTGGATGGTTAATGATGAATTTTATTTTATCTTCCCTATTACCGAACTCATGAGAGTCGGGAAGAATTATTAAAACCTCACCCTTTAGGTGTGAATTTGGTTTATTCTTGACAAGTAGTCTAGACATAATTTCCTTTTCCACCAAATTTAACAGCTAAGTATGCAAAGTAAGCTCTATTTGCTTTATACATCTTAGCTATTTCGTAAAATTTATTATCTGCTTCTTGCTTGGTACCTATTGCGTTTTCATACATATAATCGTGAACAATAGAAGCCTCGAAAAGCTCACCAACAGGATTAAATAGAGTCCATAGTATTCTAGGGACACTCGCACCATCAAATTCAAATCCAGCCGGCACAGTAACACCAGCAGCAGTAAAGTCTTCTACTAGCTTAAATGTGTATTTACCTATCTTTTGGATTATGGGGCGGTTCATTTGTAAGCCTTTTGTTTTCACACTTTAATTCAACTATTTCGTCCTTATGGTCCATCATCTTTTCGGCCTCGTCGGCGTCTATTTTCTTATCGACCAATTCAAATAGCTTGTTTTGTGTTTTCTTATGCTCATTATGCCTGTTATTGGACCGGTTTAAAAGATACAGAACAATAGGGACAACGATAGCGCCTATTACAAATTCTATATGCTCTAATAAACCATTCACGATATTCACCTAAAAAGAGCCCCCTAAGCGGGGGCGAGTGAGTGTGTTTCTTTTATTATTATAAGACATAGGAGGGGATTGTCTATTTCTTGGCCAGCCTTACACCAAATGAGGTTAGAATTGCGACTCCAACCCAATATTGATAAAACTGCGGCATCTTTTGTATTGCCTCGAATCCAGCAACGATAAAAGGAACAACAGGAGGAATAAACGCGCCGATTAAAGGAAGTGACAATACAATGGTCCAGTATTCATCTTTCCAACTGTACCGGCCATTCTCAGCTTGTATAAGTTCCCATTCGGCTAGTGAATCCTCTGCGTTTTTAAGCCTGTCAATCTGACTTAGCTTTACTGCCTTTCGTCTTTCTTCTTTCTTTGCGAATGCGTTTGATACAGCCTCAATTGGACTGCCTAAAAATTGTAACCAGCTCATAAGTAAATACCCATTTGACCCAACATGTTAATGGCCCTATCTCGAATAATGCCTAAATCACCAATTTCAATTAAGCCAAGAAACAAAGCGGCACACACAGCAATGATAGACACTTTTCCCCAGTGCGACTCTTTTACCCGGTGCTTTGCTTGGTCTACCCAATGGGTAACAATCTGAGCCAGAGACTCGCCATTTGAGGCCGATTGATTAGCAATCATTTCAAGCCAGTTGTTGGTTTCTTTCTGCAACTCGATTAGTTCATCTAGCTTTTTAGCTTCACTTACTCTTTCACTCACTTTCATAGATATAAACCTTTATTCTCTAACATTGATTCATACCATTGAGTTACCTGAAAGCTAGGGCAAGCCTTATCATCAAAATGACTATGACCGTTAACACATGCGTTAGGGTGTTTTTGCTTTAAATCACAAAGTAATTCCCACAACGCATCTAATTGAGCCTCTGTGAAGTTGTTCACGCCACCGTAACCACCTTCTAAGCAAATGCCGATAGACTTGTCATTAACCGCCTTACAGTGCGCCCCTTGATAAGTTACATCCCTACACGGATGAACCGAACCATCAAACTTAACAAAATAATGGTAGCCAATATCTGACCAACCATTATCCTTAACGTGCCATTGGTATAAATCAGCAATTGTTACATCCTGATTTGATTTAGTGGCCGCGCAATGCACGACCAAGTGATTAACTTTCTTCAATAGTCTCATAGCGGTCAGCCTCGAAACATTGCTTAACAAATTGAGCCAACCCGTTGTTTGGATTGCGACACAACTCTACAAAGCTTTTCTGTAAGTCTTCCTCGCTCAAATCAATAGTAAACGTAACTTGGCCATCTTCCTGGTATTTGATTAAGCGCTTGCCTTTTTGCTTGGCGTGAATGTTAGCCCAAAAACCTAACTGAAACTCAATGTGAGACACTTCGTCAGGACTTGCGGCTTCGCCAAAGTCTAAAGTTTTAATGTCCGCTGTGTACTTCTTGCGTTGCGTGGCGATGGTTTCAATATCAGATACAACCATCAAGACCTGTGAAAAGTCGTGGTGCTCGTCGTATTCGCCATTCGCATCTAAATTCTTAGGCCACTCAATTGTTTTCATTTTTGTTTTCCTATGCTTTTACTGTAAATATTATTGTTGTTATTAAAGCCACATAAAACGTTATGCAGCAATATTCAATTATTCGTTTTCTTCTTAGGTTTACCACTTTTAATCTATGGTGTTCCTTTTTGTGAGCTGATGCCGATAGTGTTATTAAATGCTTCATTTTTGGATTAAAGAAATTCACATCTGTTTTATGGTGAACGTGTAAATTTTCTGTTTCTCCTGTGTTTTGGCATTTATGGTTATCGCGCTCTAACACTTCTTTTCTAACTCGTTTCCATTTCGGCGTTTTGTAGTATCGCTGTTTTAGCCATGTTGGTGGATAAATGCGAATACAAAAAAGGGGCTCTATTAGATACCCCATTAAGTAACTAAGCAGCAGAAACGATTGGACGTCCATTTGCGTCTATTTCTACTTCTTCGCCGTCTTCGTCTAAAATTCCATCTAACATTGAGTCTGTGTCAATTTCCTCTGGTTCTTCAACCATCAAGTACTCCATATCTGAGTCAATTAAAACCTGCTTACCAAATCTGGATTGTAATGACTCCTCACCTTGAGGCACTTGAAATTCATCACTTTTCCAGAAAAGCATAATCTTTTCTTTCTCAGCACCCTTCTTATTAACTGCGCGAACGCCTTTCATTGCCAAACCAATCAATGATGCATACTCGATAATTTCATCAACGGTTTCCAACTCCTCAATTTCTTCTAGGTGAAAATCATTTAGGGTCATTGAGTTGAATTGGATGCCGCCAATGTTTTGTGGGATTAAGTTTGATTGAATGATTTCTGCTAACATTCTTTCGGTATTAACTGTCATTTTCTGCCTCGTATTTTATCTAAAGCGTGTTTAATTTTTTCTCGGTTAATCGGTTTATTGAACTCTTGCTCTAGTTCCATTTCCAATCCATGCTCGGTTAGATTTGGATCGTTAACCTTTTCCTCTATTCCTTCAATTACCCGGTTGAGCTCACTGAATGACATATCAGCAATCGTTTTTTCTTCAACGATAATATGTACCGGAGTGCTTAGAATGACTTCTTTATACCTATTAGGCTCGTCTTCGATAAGCTGGCGATCATACTTACTGAGTCGGTCAATTGATAATCTAAATTTAATGTCAGGTTTTGACATAAATAAAACCCCGCTTTAATCCCATACGGGAATCTATGTTTCCATTCAAATTCTAAATACCATTGTGGAACATCCTCATTTACTTCCTGTAGTCCCGCAATGACTAATAAATCTTTGTTTTGATAACCGTAACCTAGTGAGTGATAACCGTCTTTATTGCCGTAAATAAAGTCTTTATAGAGATTGAATTTAACGTCAACACTCGAATTTATAGTGACATATGTAGCTGTCGCTTTGCTCGGCCATATCAAACACATCAATAGAATCAATAGGGATATTGTTGGCATCCAGCCACTTTTTGCAAACAAAGAAACGTTTTTGTCGGCCTGTTTTTGAGTCCCATTCTCTATAGACATATTCTGCAATCTCTATGTATTCATCTTTACTCTTTTGGCATAGTTGTTTTTTCATGTACTTTTACAACCTTCATTCTTGCCAAAAACTCAATACCTTCTCGATAGTGCGTAACGCTTCCGGTTTTAATGTATGGGCGTCCGCTATCGTTTAGCTTTACTTTCCACTCACTATCAAGTTCAGCCTCACCATGTTTCTTTTTGAACGTAACAGTGTATTCTTTCATCGTTTAATTATTATACAGTATGTATGTAGATACAGTATACCTTAAATAGAAAAGACCGCAATTTTAGCGGCCTCTTGGTTGGGAAATTGTTATCTGTTTGTTAATCGGTATCGGTGTAGTTTCCAGTTTCCAAAGGTTTTTGTTCTTCCGTGAACTAGATTTGATATTGCACCATGAGAACAATTTAGTTCCTTTGCTGCCTCTGCTATTGTTCTGAATTTATGGACTGAGTTATCAAAGGTGTTTTTTAAAACGGTTTGCCTTAGTTTACTCATATTACCCTCTATTGGTTTGGTTGGTTAATCCAATTTCAATGCATCTTTATGCTCAATAATGTTAACTGTAAGTTCTTGAGCGGCCTCTTTTGCAACTTCAATCATCGTGTCAGCTACAATCTGGAATATCTTGTCTATGTGCGATTGGTTTAACTTTAGGTTTATTCTTGCATCATCACCAGAAAAGATAATACTTCCTTTCAGATTACCCCTGCTTGGTCCAAATCTTTCTTTTTCTATTACTAAACTTTGAAACTCCATACTCTTACCCTCTAGTTATTAAGTTTGTTAAAGGCTATTTGCCAGTTTCATTAGCTCATAACAGGTTTGATAATCGTAATAATCTGGATCGTCTAAATCTGTGCTGCTAATGGCGTTTTTTAAATCCACATTTGCAGCTTGGATAAAACTTTCTAATTCTTCCGCCGCTTGGATAATTAATCGCTTTTGTTCTTCCTTAGTCATTACTTAACCCCTTATGTTAATTAAACAGATCACTATCATTAGACCTTTATGTTGATACATAGAAGTCTTTACCAATATCATCTACTCAATATGCGAAACAGTTTAGG